CCTAGTCTCGTGGGCTCGGAGATGTGTATAAGAGACAGGGTCTGCGCGTTCTGAACCTGCTGGTTGGCGGCGTCCAGAGTGGTCTGGGCGTTGTCCACCTGAGTCTGGGTCTGGTTGACGGTGGTCTGCGCGTTGTCAACGTTGGTCTGTGCCTGATTCAGGTTTGCCTGAGCCTGATTGTCGTTGGCTTGGGCTTCGTCCACCTTGGCCTGTCCGTCGGCCACGGGGTCTGACTGTGCGGGGGGCGTGGTGGTCGTAGTGGTATTGTCCGGCGTAGTGGCGGTCTGGGAGGTTGCCTGTGCGGCCTGTGCCACGGTGTCCTGAGTCTGGGATACCGCGTTCTGCGCCTGTTCGATAGCGCCGTTCACGTCCGGCTGGATATTGTTGGCGTCATCCGCGAACGCGGTGGCCGGTGCGGCGAGTGTCGCAACCGCCACGGTCGTGGCGATGAGCGTCTTCTTGACGTTTGCCAAGATTATCTCCTTTGTTTGGTTTCTTTTCCACGTGTGGGGTGGAGTCTTTTATATTATACCCCCTTGCTGGAAGGGTTTCCAGCTCGCGCAAGGAAACCCCGAACGAGAGGAAGAGCGCCTTGGATGGGATTCGAACCCACGACCATCCGCTTAGAGGGCGGACGCCCTATCCACTGGGCTACCAAGGCAAACCCCCAAAAAAATGGGGGCTATGTTTTTAAGATTAGAACATCGCTCTTTCCAGAGAAGTGAGACCCTTGCTTGTCTGGTTCAACTCCCAGAAACCACGCTCGAACTTCTCAGCCAATTCCATGACCTGTTCGACCTTCTCGAAAAGAATGTCAGAGGATTCGCGCACTTCATTGACTGAGGTTATAAGCATCCCATCCCTATACATGGGGATTCGTGCGGCTTCCGTAGGGATTCCAGTCGCGTTCCCATTGTCGGACGCGTATTGCAGTGAGAGGTCGTAGGTGAGAGTGAAGGTCGCTTCCTTGACGTATCCTTCCTCGCCCCTCATGTTGACGGTCATCAGCCAAGAGCGGGAGAAGGAGCGTTCGGGGTTGATGATATCACCCTTGACCCATTCGTACTTGCCGTCCTTGCTGTTGTCAGTGAAGTCGGGAAGTTCTGCCATGGCGTTTTTGAATTCTTCGATGGTGGTCTGCTTGTCCATTTTTTGCTCCTTTTGGTTTTCTGTTTTTGTGTGAACGGTTTCAGTATAGCATAAAACCTTGAAGCAAATCAACCCAAAGAAGCCAACTCCACCTCAATCCCAGCCAACTCATCCAACAAACGCTTACGACGAGCCATCAACAGTCGTTTCCTGCGGACGCCATCGAAAACAGGCTGACCGGAAGCAATATCATGGGAGTTCACCATATTCCTGCCGGTGGGACTCCCATCTCGATTGTTCCCCAACATGGTCAAATCAGCCATAGTCAGCGAACCATTCCGAAAACTGAACCCGTTCTCGAACATCACATGTTCAAGCCGTGCGATGTTCAACGCCCCGAACTGGGGCACCGTGGTTCCACTACCGTATTTGATACGACGGGATTCACGCAGTCGGGCAAGATAATGCAGAAACTGGGCCAAAGTCAGTTTGGTCAGTTTAGTCAACGAGCCGACGCCAATCGAATACAGTCGAATACGGAAATCAGCATCCACTACTCCCTCACGATATAAGACGGAATCCTCCACCGGTCGAAAATCCATTCCGTTCTTCCGTAGACGGTTTCCGACGATACGGGCGCTGTCGGAGCCAAAGGAACCGACGAACTGCTCTTCGGTCAACGAGGTAATATCCCCGATGATGCGGAGTTTTCTTTTCATCTTGTTGACTCGGAACTTGTCGCAGATTTGACCCCGCGCGTTGGTGAAGAGTTTTTCTATTGGGTCTAGGACGGTTAACTCGCTCATGGTTCTTCTTCTCTCGTTTTTTACATGCGGTAGAGGGTTCCAAGCTTGCGGCCGGAACCCTCTTTAATATCACAGATTCACACTGTCGATGTTGTCGGCAAGGCAATCAGACAATCGGGCGTTTCCGCCTTGGGTCAGACGATAATGCTTGAGGAATCTGATTGCATCGTTGACCGTTACCAGTTGAGATGGCTTTGCGTAGTCCTTGTCCAGCGTGCGTTCCAGTTCGCAGGTCTTGCATTCTCCTGCATCTCCAAGGCAGTCCTTGCAGAGTGTGCTACCACAGGTGTCGCACGTGTGCCTACAGGTTTTGTCGATGTATTTGCCGCAGTGTTCGCAACGTTTCCAGCAGTGGGCGCATTCCAAGGTGCCCTCGCAGTCTTCGCAGCTTGCGGCGTCATCGTCGCAGCAGTATGCGCCGCACTTGTCGCAGGAGTTCAGGCAGTCTTTGCAGAACGTGTTGCCGCAGATGTTGCATCGTTCCGCGCATTTGTCGCAGACGATGTTGTCGCACTTGTAGCACAGGTGGCAGTGGTCGCAGGAGCCGTTGGCTGTTGGATTGTTGAGGGCGCAGTAGGTGCATTCGCAGTTGCTCATTTTTTCTCCTTGTTGGGTGTGGGGTGTCAACCCTTGTTTGTGTGAACGATTCCAGTATACCATATAACAAGACAACAGGAAAGAGTCGTGTCGCAAGGTCTGAATATTGAGATATACTGGTCACGTCCACAAATAAAAAACCAAAGCGCTGCTCAAGAAACGGAAACGACACGCCGGGGTTGCCAGAAAAACACTTTGTGTTATAGTGGGAACCACGGCAAGTTTCAATCAAGTCCGGTGACAGACCGGAATTGACCGTAGAGCGGCGATAGGACGCAAGTCCCAATCGCCGCTTTTTTAATGCAGTGCGGAAAGAGAACAACAGACCTTGACCGCAAAAACCAATATCCGCTATCGCGTGGGAGCTGACGTAGGACTCAACAGCCTAGGATTCTCCGCAATCCAACTCGACGCCAACGGCAACCCAATCACACTACTCAAAACCCTCAGCTACATTCACGACGGCGGAGTAGACCCAACCCAAAACAAGTCCGGCACCACCCGCAAGGCCATGGCTGGAATCGCACGGCGAACCCGCAACATGCGCAAACGCCGCCGCCATCGTCTCGACCAGCTCGACCGTCAGCTCTACCAACTGGGCTATCCAGTAGATGAAGTGCCAGACTGCGAGCAAGACCTTTACGAAGACTGGAACACCCGTTCCGCTTTGGCTACCACATATATTGCCGACAAAAACAAGCGTGACCGGATGATTGTCATGGCAGTCCGACATATCGCACGCCATCGCGGTTGGCGCAACTCCTACAGTCGTGTCGAAACCCTGTTCGAGGACGTGGAACCGTCCGACCAGTACAAGGATTTGAAACAGCGCGTGGAGACCCGTCTCGGAGTGAAACTGGACGAGGATATGACCCCGGCGCAGCTCGTCGCATTGACGCTTTCCGAACGTAACGGCAAACTGGTTCGACTCCGCACCAGCACTAAATACGGTGAGGGCATTCTGCCGAACCGTCTCATGCAGTCCGACAATGCGCGTGAACTCCGACGCATCTTCACCGTACAGCAGGTTCCCAAGGATGTTTGGAAACCCATCCTGCGTACCGTGTTCCATTGCGCGTCCCCCAAGGGTTCCGCCGAAAAACGCGTGGGAACAGACCCGCTCGACCAAACCCAGAAGAGAGCGTTGAAGGCCAGCATCGCCTTCCAGAAGTATCGTATCCTCAATGTCATCACCAACCTGCGTATCCGACGCAAAGGCGAGGAACCACGTCCGTTGACCGTCGGAGAGAAGCAGAACGTGTACGAACTGCTCACGACCGCCAAGGAAGACTTGGAATGGTTGGACGTGTGCGCCGTGCTTGACATCGAACGCAACGAACTCAAAGGCGTCGGCACCCTCACCCATGACGGGGAGGAAAGAATCGGCAACAAGCCACCGGTCTTGGACACTGTCATCAGACTCCACGGCATCAAAAACACCAAGCTCCGCAAGATGATGGACGCATGGTGGAACTCTTCCACAGAGGATGAACAGGCTGCGATGGTTCGACTCCTGTCCAACACGGTTGACTTGGACAAGGTGCGCGACCTCATCGAATACGCCTCCCCCATCGAATTCATCGACGGGTTGGACGAAGACCTGCTCACCCCGTTGGACTCCATCAGTCTTCCAGTCGGACGTGCCGCCTACTCCGAAAAGACACTCGACCGACTGTCCAAACGCATGTTGGAAACGGAAGACGATTTGCATTATGCGATTCGCCACGAGTTCAACGTGCCCGCAGACTGGAAACCTCCGGTTCCACCTGTTCAGGAGCCGACCGGCAATCCTGCCGTTGACCGAGTGTTGAAAGCGTTCAACCGTTTTCTCAGCCAATGCGAACAACAGTATGGCATTCCGGAAAGCATCGCCATCGAAACCACGAAGGAATCGTTCTCGTCCATCGCGTTCGGACGCACGCTCGACTATGAGCGCCGTCAACGTCGGGACAAGGACAATCAGACGCGTGCCGCAATCCGTGAGGATATGAGGAAGCAACTGTCCAACGGCGGAAGCTTCAAAGTCCACGACTACGACATTCGCCGTTGGGAAATCGTCCAATCGCAGAACAACACATGCCTGTACTGTGGTGCGACCAGTCCACGATTCAGTTTCGACAAGTCGGAACTCGACCATATCGTTCCCCGTCGTGGTGTCGGTTCGGACAGCAAACGCACCAACATGGCTGCGGTCTGCCCCGAATGCAACGCCAGCAAGTCGAACGTTCCGTTCGCCGTATGGGTGCATTCCGACTATGCGAAAGCGCATGGCATCACCATGAATGATGTCATCGCACGAGTGAACCAGTTGATGTTCCCACCATCCATGAACCGCAAGCAGGTCGGTCAGGTGAAGAAAAGCATAATCAGCCGACTCAAGCAGACCGAACAGGACGAGCCGTTGGACAATCGTTCCATCGAATCCGTGGGCTGGATGGCCGACGAACTCCACCGCCGACTCGATGGACGATACGCCAACAAGACGGTGAAAGTATTCACGTTCCCCGGCTCCATCACCTATGAGGCACGTCGAGCTTCCGGCGTCGACGGGCAAATCCATTTCATCGGCGCACAGTGGAAGACCCGACTCGACCGCCGTCATCATGCGGTTGACGCTTCGGTCATCGCCATGATGAACCAGAGCGTCGCTCTCCGTCTTGCCGAACGCCACTATCTACGCGAATCCCAACGCCTGTGCGGAACCCCATTCGGACAGGCGGATTGGAAGCAGTATCCGAATGAGAACACTCCCGGCTACGACCAATACCAGCAATGGAGCGGACAGATGAAGAATCTGCTCCACCTGTTGAACAAGGGTTTGGACGAGGACACCATTCCGGTCGTTCGAAGCCGCCGCCTCCGCTTGGGCAACAGTACCGCGCATGATGCGACGGTGAAACCGTTGCAATACGTGCGACTGGGAGACGCGCTCTCCCCCACGCTCATCGACCATGCCATCACCCCGCAAGTGTGGAAGGCGTTGACCCGACTGCCGGACTATAATCCTCAGACCGGTCTGCCAGCCAATCCGAACCGTGTCATCACCGCATTGGGCGAGGTATGTCATACGAAGGACGAAATCGGCTTCCTGCCCGGCAACAACGCGCAACTGTACGTCAACGGAGGCGCCGCCGACATTGGCGGAACAATCCACCACGCCCGCATCTACCGTTGCGAACAGGTGTTGAAGAACGGGAAACGCAAGACGTTCTATGGCATGGTGCGCGTGTTCCAATGCGATTTGATGAAACGCAGGAAGAACACCGACCTGTTCCGAACCCCATTGCACTCGGCTGACGTGTCCATCCGGTATGCGGACGGCAAGGTCAGGGAGGCTATCGCACTTGGTAATGCGACTTGCGTGGCACGACTCACCCTTAATGATGAAATCAAGTTGACTTCGGAACTCATGGAGGATATGTGCCCTGAGTACGCTCACATGTTCCATACGGATTCCGGGGCTGAAAGACGGTTTATCGTTGCTGGGTTTAAGAGTCCTACGACGTTACGTCTTGTCCCCTCTTTTATTGCGAGCGAGGGCTTGAGTAAGTTGGAGGAGTCTGGAGTGGAGATTCCTAAATCTGTTAGGTCGATGCTCGTTCCTCACCTGTTCTGCCCGGCGATAAATAAGCTTGGTCATATTTTGGACGAGTGACCAACTATTCCCTTGTAAAGGGTCTGCCAAAAACCGATTATGGTATTTGGCAGACCCTTTTTTATTGGAGGTTGATATGGCAAAAGGGTGGCGGGTCATAGACTGCACCGCAATGACAGGCAAACTGACCTACAAGCGCGGGCAACTCGTCGTGGAACACCACAATATGGAGACACGGATACCGTTGGCTGATACGGCGGTGCTGTTGCTCGGGATGCAAACAACCGTCTCAACGGCACTATTGCAGCAGTTGGCTGTTTTTGACGTGGAAGTGCTCATATGCCAGTGGAACGAAATCCCAATAGCCGCATTGCAACCATGGAACAAACCAAACACCCGTTCCGCCGCCCGTCAGAACGCCCAACAGGAAATGAGCATTCCCGCGAGAAAAGCAGCATGGCAGAAAATCGTACGCGCGAAAATACTAGGCCAATCCCACGTACTCGACAAACTCGACTTAGAAGGAGGGGAACTCTTAAGAAGTCTAGCCGTCCAAGTTCATTCCGGAGACCCGAACAACATCGAAGGACAAGCCGCACGGGAATACTGGCACCGCATGTTCCCCGAGGAAAACTTCCATCGATTCCCCGGATTAGGCGAAGGTAGAAACGCACAGCTTGACTATGCTTATACAATATTGCGTGGATTCCTCATCAAGTCCATCTGTTCGGCAGGACTCTCCCCCACCATCGGAATACACCATCATTCCGCTAATAATTATTTTTGTCTAGCCGACGATTTGGTAGAACCTTTCCGACCAGCCATAGACTATCAAATAAGCCAACTACCCAACGAACCTTTAAACGCGGAACTGAAACAACAGATAGTTACAGCGGTCAATAGTCAGTTCTCTCCAAAGGGATTAACTATTCCCTCACTGGTGGACGAATTCTGCGGACAATACGCGCAATACTGCGAAGGCTGGCTGGACAAACTACCCGTCCCCGTCTTCGGAAAAAGGCGCTAAAAATGAAGAGAGATAAGGATAACGGCATGTGGACGCTGGTCATGTACGACCTACCCATTACAACGAGAGAGGACGCTGGAGCCGCGAACAGATTCACCAACTTATTGTCTGATTTAGGGTTCGTCCGTGTACAGTACTCGGTCTACGCGAGATACACTCCCACCCAATCAGGTGGCAGGTCTGCCCTTAACTACATCAAGGCTGGCCTACCTCCTCACGGAAACGTGAGAGTGCTTTGCATAACGGACACCCAATGGGCTAATTCGTTAAAATTCCTCGATAAAAAACAGCAGAAGACGGACGAAAAACCGGGTTTGCTGACTCTTTTTGACGACGACGAATAGCAAAAAACGTTGACATGAAGCGGTTTTCAGCTTCCTATAGTAGAAGGAAGTAGTAATACGGCAGTCTTCCAATCGGATTGATGGTATTGGCGAACTTGCTCAAGTAGAAGGAAGTAGTAATACGGCAGTCTTCCAATCATGTGTAAGACGCAATCAGTCGTTTTGGAGTAGAAGGAAGTAGTAATACGGCAGTCTTCCAATCATTCGGCTGATGATTCCCGCGATTTGGAAGTAGAAGGAAGTAGTAATACGGCAGTCTTCCAATCCAAGTAGGCGAACCGCACAGACTGCGTAAGTAGAAGGAAGTAGTAATACGGCAGTCTTCCAATCAGCGTGAGCGGCAGGGCGGTGTAGTCACGGTAAAAGGAAGTAGTAATACGGCAGTCTTCCAATCTGAACGGAAGCGAGGATTGACATGATGAAGTAAAAGGAAGTATAAATACGGCAGTCTTCCAATCGCATCCGCTGGAGAGCCTTCACGTTAGCAGTAAAAGGAAGTATAAATACGGCAGTCTTCCAATCACGTTTCCCGCTTAGTCATTTGGTGCCTAGTAGAAGGAAGTATAAATACGGTAGTCTTCCAATCTCTGATGTTGGAAAGTTTTCAGTAAAAGGAAGTAGTAATACGGCAGTCTTCCAATCTACGAGATTCAGACGCTGTTCATCCCATTAGTAAAAGGAAGTATAAATACGGCAGTCTTCCAATCACCGTGGCATTTCGGCTTGGCTTCCGGTAGTAGAAGGAAGTATAAATACGGCAGTCTTCCAATCGATGGGGTGCCGATGTGGACTGTGCAGAAGTAGAAGGAAGTAGTAATACGGCAGTCTTCCAATCCCCAGTGTCCAACGGATGCGATGTTCTGAATAGAAGGAAGTATAAATACGGCGGTCTTCCAATCATTGGATTCTCTTATGAAGAGGAGAGTTGGTAAAAGGAAGTAGTAATACGGCAGTCTTCCAATCCGTGGAGATGGCTTATGGCCATGCGGCAGATAAAAGGAAGTAGTAATACGGCAGTCTTCCAATCTATGAAGTCCAGACCCTCTTCATCCCCTAGTAGAAGGAAGTAGTAATACGGCAATCTTCCAAAAAAGAATAAGCCGGTGTTTCGCCACCCCCACCGGCAAAAAGGTTGTTCACACAAAGACGCGGAGTAGGAGAAGGGTGGAGAGAAAAACACCCGTAGACTCCGCTTTTTGTTTTGGCGTTTGACATGGCTTGGTTCTTTCCCATCAGTGAGTTCATGTCGTGAACACTGGCATGTATGCGTGACTTAAGAGGGTGCAAGGCATACGGCTTGCTGACAGTCCTTCATGGATTTCAGGATTGTCGTCCATCGCGCATGTGAGAGTCATGCCATGGATTGTCCCACGAGCTTTAGGGGTATAAAAAGTGTGGGACTTTGTGCGGGAGACGAGATTCGAACTCGCGATACTTGCTTGGAGGGCAAGGGTGATGACCTTTTCACTACTCCCGCAATAGGAGGGGATGGATTGTGTTTGCGGGCTGGAAAGCACTACATGCAGAGAAAAAATGTTTACGACCGTTCCAAACTTTTTGGAACGGAAGGCTCGCAACCGCAACCCATTCCCCAGCGGAGTCGGAGGGATTCGAACCCTCGAACCGTATGAAACGGTTAACACCTTAGCAGGGTGCCCCTATCGGCCACTCAGGCACGACTCCAAGGGTTTCCTGACCCGCAGGAAACGCAGGTCGGAAACCAAGCTCCCCATGATGGACTCGAACCACCTCTAAAGGTTCCAAAGACCCGTGTGCTGCCATTACACTAATGGGGAATGTGCAGACCGTTTTTATCGGCCCGCGAATAATTATTTGGATTTTGAAATCAGCTTGTCAATGTCCGCGCCCAACTGCCTTAACTGGGCGAAAGAGTTGGCGACGTTGCGTTGCGCCGTTTCCTCTCTCTGCTGAGCGGCTTCCATCAGCTTCTTGCTGTTCGCATCCAATTCGGCGGCATGCTGTTCAGCCTTCTTGGTTCGGAGGTCGATTTCCTGTGACGCCTTGTCCAAACGGTTGACTGCGTCAGCTTCCGCCTTGCTGATAATCTGTTCGGCTTGTTTCTTGGCCGCGTCCAACTGGATGGCAACCTTATCGTCGGTTTCCTTTTTCAGTTTGGCGCATTCCTGTTCAAGCTTCTGCTTCTTATCCTGTGCGGCGGTCATCATCTGTCTGGTGGTTTCCGTCGCGGAGTCGAGCCGCTTCTGGGATTCATCCTTGGCCTGTTGGAGAATCTGTCCGGCTTGCGTGCGGGCCTGTTCCAGCTCCTCACGTTTCTTCGACTCGTAAGTGTTTTTCAACGTTTGGAATTCTTTGCCGAGGCTGGTGCCTAATTCCTGCATCGGGTTTTCCGACGCTTGACGGGCGTCCTGCAAGTCGGCGTTCAACCGTTCAATCTGCTGGCGGAGGGATTCAGCTTCCTGCTCCCGTTTGCCGAGTTCGGATTGACGCTTGTCTAAGACCATGTTTTTTTCCGTCAACTGGCGTTGCAGATTCCAAATCTGTGTTTCCAACCCGTTCACGTATTGTTCAACGGAATCCTTGCGATAACCGTTGAATCCGGTGGGGAGGTTGAGTTGTTGTACCTGCGGTTGGGACATTCCGTCCACGGTGAGAGCGTGGGAGGAGATGACCCGTGTTTCATCAGACATGGTCATTTTGAGTTCCTTCTTTTCTGGTTGAAAAACACGAGGGGGTCGTGCGGGAGTCGAACCCGCTTCTTCAAACATCCACAGTTTTCTAATCGAAGTGGCACCGCCGATTAGAAACTGTGGACGTTTGAAGAATCCTGTCTTCGACCCATGGCCTACTATTTAAACATTCCAACGCCCATAGTTAAGGAACGTAGGAATACGGCAATATTCCAATCAATGCTACCGGTTACACCAATGCCATATGTGGATAGTCACGCCCATGAAGCGTGACCATCCACCGAGTCGCCGTTAACGGCAGTCTTCCAATCGGGGGTAGTACTACTTCCCCAACGCGGAATGTGAAGGATTCGAACCTCCGGCACCTCACAGTGCGACTGCTTTCGAGACAGTTGCATTAAACCACTCTGCCAACATTCCAAACCCAACTTAGTTATTGTCCAAGTTGGAATGACAGCGGCATGGCGGACTGGATTTTACCGCCAACGGCAAGGTCGTGAGCTGTCAAGTACCCCGTTTCACCGTTCTTCCCCTTCGGTCATCAGCCGCCTGATTAAGGCAGGGAAACTCTTATCCTCCACAAGACCATGTAGGATTATTCGAGCAATGCCATCAGTTTCACGGACAGCTACCTCCGTGAAACCTAGTACCCAAGGTTGGAGTCGAACCAACGACGTCCGGTTTAGGAAACCGGCGCTCTATCCACTGAGCTACAAGGGTGTATGTCTCCGTTCCGCGAGGACACCCGCAACGTGTCTTCCGGATTGGGTCATTCACATCAGCCGTTCGCTACTTACCATTGTTGCGGGGCAATGGCTTTCTCTAATGGGATGATGGTGTTTTACGCGCATTCCACGCGGACGCTTTTAATTGCCCGTCCGATACGACGAGCCGCAGGATTACACTCCCGATTTCCCGCAGTTACACCAACTGCGGTCGTGTCCCCCGTGGGACTCGAACCCACAACCCACGACTTAAAAGGACGCTGCTCTAACCATTGAGCTAGAGGGGCGGAAATATTGGAATCACATCACCCTGTACACCGAGGACGTCCATATCATGCTCCATGAAAACAGCCCACGGGCGGCTTCATGTTGGCAAATCCCACGTAGTAGAAGCAAATGTGAATACGGCAGTCTTCCAATCCAATCCCTGACTTTCGTTGGCTTGGATTGGAGGAAACTGATTTTTTTGTTTACAAAGTTTTTCCTTCAAGTTTGGAGAGTCTGTTTTGCAGGAGTCGCTTAGCACGCACATCAGTTTCCTCTATTTAGAGTTTGGATAAAAGCCCGTAAGGCAATTATCCAAACATTGTTTTGAATACGATATGCATTCAAAATCGTGGAGCCGGAGGGAATCGAACCCTCGTCCTTGAAAACGTTGATGATGTTTTCTACATGTTTAGCCATCTCATTTATATATGTTGAAAGTTCCAGTCGAAGAGGCACCCCGGAACAGTTTTGCAACTCGTCATGAAACGATGAACAGTTGCCGTTCACCGAGTTTTTGCTGTCCTTTCTTTTTCAGAATCGCCTTACAGCAAATCAGCGAACCTGTTCTTCCTTCAAACCGTTTTTCAGGCGGCGAGCTGGAAGTTACGCGAAGAATTCGTCTTGGCGTTTATTGTGTTAATGCGGTTGATAACAGTTGCCGCATAATCCTCCGACATGCTTACATTACCTTGATTTTCAAGTCGAAACCTGTCGGCCCCAAAATGCCGTCTTCCTTCCGGTTTCCCGTCCGAGCTTCCCATAGGTGTGGTTCAGAACCAATAGAATGGTTGGCTGGGATTTCCAGCCGGAAGGTTGACAGCGGTTTTGCCTGTCATGGTTTTGTCTTCAAGCGTTTTCATGCTTTTCCTCGTGTGTTTGAGTGAACAGGTGAGGATAGGTGTGATAGTTCTTGAAGATTCGACCATGATGGGCAAGTCTTCATATCGAACATGATTTGATGGGCTTTAAGTCCTATCGAATCATGTTTCCTTATCTCTATTCATTTTTCAATCATGCGGCAACATTCAGGGAGTGTTCCTTACTGGGTAAGGTCTTTACCCCGGTTGCCTTGGTGACTGTTCCAGTAGCGGGCTGGATATGAGAAGCGTTCTTCTCACAGTCTGTTCACGCGTGACGTTTTTATTGAACCTCGTTTGTGTGAACACTGCCAGTATAGCAGTTCTAGGAAACGTGTCAAATCAGAAACGAAAAACAAGGTTTTCCAAGGCGTGTCGCCCATTACCAACCTTCACCAACAGCATTGGATACTTGGACAATACTGTCGCCCACAGGTTACACTCCCCTACATGCAGTCCAAGCAGATACAAGAAGCGGCCACCGTCGCATACATAGAAGACCAGTTCAAGTCGGAAGACCCCATGCTCATACAGTCCGCCGCCGGAAACCTCGCCAGACTGTACGGCATGACCACGCTCTCCCAGTTGACGGGTCTGGCGAGACCGTCCCTCTACCGGAGCCTGTGCGAGAACGGGAACCCGTCCTTCCAGACCATGTGCCGAATATTGGACGCTATGGGCTACACGGTGTCGGTTCGCCGCAAGGAGCAGAAGCCGAATGAGTGACATACAAGTTGAGCAGGATGTTCTCGACCTTGGTTCGACGGGCATGGAGTTGGATGTTCGACGGGTCAACCTGTTGGATGATATAGAAGCCCGCGAGCCGAACAGTATGGAAATCTGGTATGGACATTCCATTCTCACCGCCACACTGTTTCCACCGGCCCAACCGTCCGACGACGTGGATTTCGTCAGCAAGTCGAACGGACGGTTGGAATACATGCTTGAAGCTGGCGTGACGGGTGATGGGGATGATAGGAAACGCCGGTTCCCGTTCGGCAAATATCCAAGACTGCTGATGGCTTGGATGGCGAAGCAGATTCGTGCGGCGAAAGGCCATAAGACGAGGAATGTTGACCCGGAGACGAAGACCATCACCATTCCAAGCATCTACCAGTTGTGTGAGGAGATGGGATTGCCTCATGGCGGGCGTACTGCGAAGAGTGTTCAGGAGCAGTTGGAACTGTTGTTGGCTTGCCGTATCAGTATTCGGGCGTCGGGCACGGGGAAGGGTCTGAATGTGAGGGATACGGCTTATCTGCCTATCGTTCAGGCCGTGCGCATCATCAACGATGAGAAGAACGTGGGCTATTCCGGTGCCACGTTCCGTCTGACCGATGAAGTGTATGAACGGTTGAGTCGTGAGTCGGCTCCGTTCGATACGAGAGTGTCCACTTACCTGTTGAAAGGCAGGTCGGTCATGCCTTACGACATTTACATTTGGCTGACTGGCAGTATGAAGAATCTTCGCCGTGACCTTCCGGTGAGTTGGGATTGGCTGTATGAACGGTTCGGAGACCAGATTGCGGTCAAGAAGTCTTTTCGGCGCATGTTCCGTCAATCGTTGGAGAAGGTCAAGAAGGTGTATCCGGGGTTGAATGTTGAGTGCCCCACGTATGAGGATTACATTATTCTGCATCCGAGTCCCACGTCGGTTCCTACCCGTGCTGTCCGTGAGGTTGAGGTGGGTGCTAATGGGGATGTGTTCGAGGTGGCTTTGCATTCGTTGCAATCGGTTCAAAGGAAAGGTGTCCGAAAGGCCACGTCAGATTGAGTTGACCGTGGCCTTTCGGACACCTTGGAGGGTATTGGTGTCTGAAAGGCCATGTGTGGGCGGGTGTCTGCGTGGCTTTTCGGACACCTTTCGCATGGCTTTTCAAACACCTCCCAACGGGTTGAACGGTTCCTTGACGTGGCCTTTCACGCACCCTCGTATACGCTACGGATTGCACGCGCCTTTCCAGCTTTAATTTTATCCACTGGTTTTTCGTTGGAATTTCAACCATTCCACACGCTTATCCACATTTCCACAGGCGGAACGTAGAACGTTCCGTGGACTAACAGGCACCTTTAGTGGCGTTTCAAACACCATGACGGTTATGAATCATGTCGGACATGGACTATCAAACACCATCAGTATGGACTATCGAACACCTTTTTATGGGGTTTCCGACACCTTTCCGTGGACTAACAGGCACCTCGCATGGTAGGAAAACCGTTACGGGAGTAAGGCTCAACCGGCATGGTTATATATTATATGCTCATAGTTTCTTATAGTTTCTTATCAGGTTGCGCCGTAAACTCGACACGGGTTGGAGACAGTTCCGCACGATGCTCGAATACAAGGCCCAATGGTACGGGCGCCAGCTTACGGTCATCGACCGCTGGTACCCATCCAGCCAAATCTGCTCCACCTGCGGATACAACAGCGGCAAGAAACCATTGAACATCCGCCAATGGGACTGCCCCAAATGCGGAACCCACCACGACCGGGACATCAACGCCGCCAAAAACATCCTATCCGCCGGACTGGCGGTACGCGCCTGCGGGGACCTTCGAACCGCCGAAGCGACACTTCGGTAGGCGGGGAACAAGTCCCTTCAGGAAACCCTTGCCGCGAGACAAGGGAATCCCCCGGCTTCAGCCGTGGGGGAGGAAGTCAAAAATCGGTTTGTTTTAAGCGAAACCCCAAGAGTGTTGCATCACTCTTGGGGTATTTTCATCAGACGGGGAACCCCGCCAAACACGTTCGAATAAACAAAATCCCGGCAGCAAAAGCAACCGGGATTCATAGACGCGGCCTACGCGCCCAACGGCACGGCCTCCTCACGCGCGGTATCAGGTGCGACGTCTATATCGCCGTCACCCCACAACACCGTACCGAGACCAGCACGCGCAGTAGCGAACACCGCAGGATCATTCAACCCAGCGAACGCCGGATAGCTAAAATACTTAGCCATATCCAAGACGCCGCTATAACCATCGCTGAACCTGACTGCCACACGGTGGCCGTCAAGCGGTACCGCGTCAGTCACCAAAACAACACCGTCACACATGAATAAACCTCCTTACCTAAGCGGCTCGATGTGTCCGGGTTGCACATGGGCTTCAACACACTTCCAATTGGATTCGAGATCCTCACGGTGTATTTCAGCCCACGCCAATACCAAACGTTCCTGTTTCCTAGGCAAACCGCCCTTAATCAAATCGCCATCAAACGAGTACTTAGCCCAATGGCCATTATATTCCGCGTGAAAATGCTTCACGGGGCCATGGTCATTGGCGTACATGTAAATGACGATGCCGAAAAACCTGCTTATTCCCGGCAACTATGCCACCTCCTTACTTTCGCGCCGATACTATCGGCTGAACATTATCTTCTGCGGGTCACTTAGAATCCGCGGAAGATTCAGAATCAGAATCAAGAAGTTTCCTAGGGTTGCGCACCTTGAGCGCGTCGCAAATACGAATCGCGACTGCGAGACTCATGCCACCAGCGGAACGCTGTCCGGTCTCGAACGCAGCCACACGAGGTTGACTGACTCCAACCTTGTCGGCCAGCTGCTGTTGCGTCATGCCGCGCTTCAACCTGAGTTCCCTCATGCCCATGTCAGTATCCTTCCGTCAGAAAATCCACAGGGTCGCATCGCAACGCCTCAGACAATCGTAACGCCGTCCGCAAATACATTTGCGCAACAGGACGATAACCGGTCTCGAACCAAGAGATGTTCGGACGGGCGACACCACTCATGCCAGCCAACTGCGTCTGCGTCAACCCACGGAACAAGCGGATGTTTCTCAAGCCGACGACGCCAGCCGACACGCCACCGCGCCACACATGCTCATCGGGATACAAGTCCAACACGTTGCAATGCAGTATCCGCGCCAGCGACGCCGCCGTGCCCAGAAACATGTTCCGGGCATCATCATCGACGGTCTCATACCGGCTCAGCCTCGGCATGTCATAGCCGGTCAACGCGCTCAACTGCTCCAACGTGATGTTCGAACGTTTCCGCAGCTCACGCAACCCCATGCCACACTCCTTTCCGATCAAAAACACCATATCATCGACGGCTGGGGGACGCCGCCGACATCAATCAATCCAATCCGTATCCCAATCCAGCATGTCCAACGGGACCATGCAGCCACCGGAACACTGGACGTACAGCCAGTTCGAATAGCCCATGCGAGCCGCCCTCACGCCACGGAACCATTCGCCAAGCCACTCGCACAGGAGCGACAGCAGCGAACGACGACGCCAGAACGACCTGCCGGACGCATAATCGAACCCATCATATTCAGCGATAGGGGAGAAGACGCCACGTTTGCTCACTGTTTTTCCTCCTTGGTCCAAGGGATAATCTGATGCAACAGGTACGCCGCCGTCGTCAACTGGTCATAAGCGGCCAGCACGTAAGCCGAATCGGGAGCGTTCCCACTCCCAAGATCCGACAGCAATCGGACGGCCTTCAACGACTTGCCGACCACATTCGCGCACACGTCGGAATCATGGGCGTCCATCACACATGCCCCTCATCGTCGGCCTCCGTGTAGAACACGAAGTCAATGTCGTAATCAGAGGAAGCGTCGTATTGCTCACCGATTTCAATGGGAGTCAGCCCGCCCAATACTTCCGTGGTGAAATTCCAATAGTCATCGGAATGCGCATTGTCGTGCAGAAAGAACACCCACTCGCACCATTCGGGAAACGCGGACCAGAACTTCCGCCAATCCTCATAAGGCACGTAGTCGCCGAAATCATCGATACGGTAGACACCCTCGCAAGGTTCGAAACTCTTCTTGATGAAATGGCTCAAACCGGTGTTCGCCATGACTTCGATATCATTCACGACATCCTCGCCAATCGGCTCATCCAACGGCATTGCCTTCAACCCTTCAATGGTTATCATCATTCTTTCCTTTCAATCGATACGAAACTCTTCGCCATACTTGACGCAGTGGGCATCCAAATAGGCGTCGAAAAACTCCTGCTCGGAACACGGCGCGAGATTCGCGTGCAACAGCTCCCGCAACTCGTCATCCATGAGATTCACAGCGGCCTCATAGGACACGGGACGCCCATCCCGATCAATAACAACACTCATCGTTCTTTCCTTTCGCTCAGCAGCAGAACTCGTCAGTGAGTTCCACCAGTCTTTTCAACGACGTCCGCATGAGACGCGAACGACAGCCGACACCGGCCAGTTCCAGCCGGTTCGCCATCGCCACGCGCACGGCCTCTCCGCTACTGACAGTGCAACGCGTCAGAAACCGGCCATCGGCACGCAGAACCGCATCCCGATACGCCTCCGCATCGGCCTGAGACCTGTGACGGCGCACGCGGATTGCGCCACCCACATATTCGACGGTCCACAACGCGGCCATGTCAGTCAGCCTCCCCAAGACGGTCGAAAACCTTGTCATACGCTTTCGTCACGCATTCCAAACCCATGCGGTAGACGCTCACGCGATCATGGTCGGACTCCGCCATGCGGCGCTGCCAATCATGCGGGAACGCCACGCTCAACAACGTCTCCCGCACGTCCGGTTTGACAACCTCGATTTTCTGCGGGAACATCGCATCAAAAGTGAGGACACACAAGGCGTAAGCCACCTGCAACGTTCGGTCAGACACGTAGCGGAAAGACTGTTCCGCCACGCGGTCAATCTCTTCCATAGACCACGGAACGGTAGCCGCCAACTTTGCGTACTCTTCCGCATCCTCATAATCCAAGCCGCCATTCATCGAATTGTCCTGAACCGTATCCACCAGGTATTCGTACAGTTCACCGATGATGCCCGCCGTGGAATGGACGAACACAGGCTCAAAATCAATAAAATAACTGCCGAACCACAGGCCGCAGACATGACCGACATAGCCGGTAAGCTCACGCGGCAGCAAGTTGATGTCGATCATCGCGCCACCTCCTCGCCGTTAAGGAAATCAACGAACTTCCGCCGCGCCACACCATCGGCGTCACAGCCCAGCAAATCACTGCTGATGACGTCATAGCCGCAGCCGGTAACGAAATAGAAATACCAATCATCGCCATCACGGCTCAGCCAGCACGAACGCACATGCTTGACAAGACCGTCGTAACGGTCGCACTTGAACCATTCCGCTAGACCCTCAGCCAGAAGCGAGTCGAAAAGGAACCGTCCGACGCAGATTAAGCTGTTCTCCTCATCTTCCACGCGCTCCACGGCCTCATTGTCCAGCCTGTCGTCAAGCGAATAGCCAGCCTCAAGCATCGCCAGATTACGCAGCAGCTCATACGAGTCGATACCGTCGAACGTCTCATGCTCAACGATTTCATCCGCGTTGAACCAAGTGATTTCCTTATAAATGCAATCGTCGAATTTCATGGTATAATCTCCCTTGCAATTAGATTTGATTGATTGATTGCATGGCCGGTCGCAGTCCTACCTGAGACCGGCACTTTCATTTCCCTGTGCCGCCCCACGACAGCACCTTGCCGCCGTCAACCAGCACGTAAGACTCACCGGCATGATTGCCTACAGCATCAGCCCGCCACTCGCAGATACGCTCGTAGCCGCCAGCCATACTGCCGTCTTCCATACCGCACTGGGGGATATCCGACAGCGACGTGTAGCCAGCCAAATCAGCCTGACCATAGTCAGCCGTCGCATACGTCTCACGCCACCAATTCCATTGCTGTTCAGGCGTCCCATGAGGGTCAGCCACCGGCACGGGATTGCACACCGGCGAACACGCCACGGCGAACGCCGCCACACCTACGGCCAGCAGTCCAGCCAGCTTCACACCCTTACGCATTCCGCTTACCTCCCTTAGCGGTCTCGATATAGCAAGGAAGCTTTTCCACGTCGAAATCCATGTCGCCAGAAACCGGGTCGGCATCATCCCGCCACGCCTCAAACACGGCATCACGGTCAGCTCCGCCCAACATGGCGTCAGACACCTCGCCATCGAAGTAATCCCGCAGCCACGCGTCCTCACGCCGCTCGTAATCGGATTCATCCAACACAGGGTAGTAGCGCCCGTCCTTGATAATCATGTCTATCGCATATTGGACGACGGCCTGATCCGACAGTCCGCCATACCCGTCCGTCAACTCAATTGCATAGCCGACACCGCAGAACGCGCGCGGCACATAACCGTAATCGGACAGCCACCGCACGGCAGTCTCGATATTGCTTTCATCTAGCGCGTTATCGAAGTACAGCAGCCGCGAAGCCCGATACGTGTAATCGTTGAACACAGTGTCGGCCACGCGGATACCCCGCACCCATTCCAGAATGTCCGGCAGCACGTCATCGAACGACGGCAGACCAGCGTAGTCGATACCGTCCCATGCGTCACGCAGCTCCTCGTACAAGTCGGCGTCCTCGGCCGTATCCTTGCGAATCCAATGCACATACATTTCTTTTTCCTCACTTTCAGATTGATTGATTTTCAGCGAGACAACGTCAGAGACAGGTCTGTATACCACAGTTCCAAGTCGAGAGCCTTAAGCGCCTTGCACGCGGCCACATAGTCGCCCGAATCCATGCATTCGCCAAACTGCTGCGCATAGGCGCACGTCTCAACGTCATCGGAAGATATGAATTCCAGCAAGTCGTCAAGGCCAGGCCATGCTCCCTCGGAATCATCGATAGTGCATTCCTCATGGCTGTACAGGTGCCACGTCATACCGTCGAGATTCCAGCAATCCGACCCTTTGCCGTCCAGTATGTCGCCTAACGTCTCAGGCCAATCCATGAACTCGTAATCGGCAATGACGCTCAGGCTTAGATTGTGCGCGTCATACAAGTCGGCCAGCCGTCCCCAGTCGGCTTCGGCGGAACCGTGGTTGTACACGTCCCATATGCCCTTAATCTCGTCGGCCATATCCTTGTACCCGGACGGCGGCACCGGACTATCATTCCCACGCATGTACGCAAGGAACTCAGGCGACGGCGCTGTGATAACGTCAAGGCTGCAACCGTCCAGACCGTCCGGGAACTCGGCACCATTGCATGAATACAACTCCAACGTGCTGCCGGACTGTTCGGACTCGTGCAAACCATGACGCCCCGCCATGACGTCGTAAAAATCATCAACGGAATTAAACCCAGACATGATTACCCACTTTCATAGAGATAGAGAATGCTGATTAGCCGCCATACGACGGCACAGTGCGCGGGTGAGGAATCGCACCCCACAAAACCCCGCTAGGCCGCGCCATAGCCCACAGAGGGCTACAAGTCAGATGAGTTTCAGGAACGAACGCGGCACCACGCGCTCGAAATGGTAAAAATCGTAAGCATCGCCACTATGCGACGTCATGGTGAACCCGTTCGCCGTGAAAATGTCGATAATCGTTCCCATGCCGCACGCGTTCGCGTTCATCTCCCAGCCGTAATCGCAACGCTTCAGCCCATATAGCGTTCTATCGGAACCGTTGTATGGAATCGACGCATACGTGTGCTTGAATCCACGCCACATGAGAAACGTCTGCCACAACGGCAACTCACGCATGGCTTCATCCACCGCCGCAGAGAGTTTGTCATACCCACAGCCGGACGCATGGCCGGAACCACGGTCACGCCTGACAGTAACGCCATCCTCGGCCAGTAGTGCGCCAACGGTAGCGGTAGGACACATTCCCCACATCGCACTGCGCCGCCATTCCACGCTGATGTCCACAGATAGTTCGATCTTCCCAGTCATAATAAACACCTCACTTGTATTGTTGACTACAATTAGTTCGCGTCATGTAGGATTCAAGCCGTGCGACGCATGACTCATCGCCCGGAACCCGATGCATGTCAAGCCACTGCTCAGCCGTGACCACGGCGTAACGCTCGCCCAGCTCGCCGTTGCGCTTGACATTGCGGCTGACCACATACACCACGCCGTCAACCCACCTTATGGCGTCGGCATTCCACGCGACACCACACGGCTCAATGCCATGAGCGTGCTGGAAATTCCACGCGCGATTACGCCGCGCAATCTGCGTAGAACGCATATCCTTGCACCATTGCACGAGATTGTCATAATCAGACATAGCTCCCCCTTTATTTAATCTTATTGTATTGTTGACTACACAAGTCAAACGAGATCGACATAATCACACATGACCGTATTCCAACCGGCATCCCCAAAAGCGCACGTGCCAACCTTAGCCATAAGGGCCTTAGTCATAGGGCATGGCGGCAGCGAACCGGAAACAGTGGTATCCCACAATGGCACACACACCACCTTGTAGACATATCCGGTATTCGTCTCACAGTAGACGGAGACACGACGGCAACTGGCGCGAACGCGCGTAATCCGAACATCAGGCGCGAAGTCGCTTGCAAGATCGACATACGTGGACCGCATTGCCGCAACGCGAAACGCCGCAATAAGCGCATGACGTACCACAGATCCCGCCGCCGAGGTGCCTACAAATTCAAGCTTCGGCATTTCACGCACCCAAAGGCGTGATACGTAAGGCGGTAGGGACTCACGCGCCGTAGTGAGACAGTCGCGAACGATTTTTACAGCCATTTCTTCGTTGGCATCCATAATAAACCCCCTTAAGGTCTAGTGTTGATTGGTTAATTGCGTGCCACTAGAGGGTATCGCACCCCCTCATGGTCTAAACAGTGGCGAGAGGGGCGCAACCCTTGCGGATTACGCCCGTGAAGATTTGTTTTTGGCTAACACCACCCGCAAAGTGGCGCAGGGGCGCATACGCACCCCCTATAGACTTTTAATGTCCGCATAGTCCCCGAACTACGTTCGTGACCAACCGCCATAAAGCAATTGACGGGCGCTACGATATGTCTACCCTCGCAACCCGTTACGCCGTGGTTTACAGTCAATGCCGCCAACCACGCTCACGCATGGCGAAACATTGACATTGCCACCTATCTATCGGCCTATCCTCATTGGCGGTAGTCTCTCACACTACGCCAAACGTCGGCGGTACCCCCTTACGAGTTCTCGCGCTCAACATTGTCAATCGAGCTCACGTGCATTGCCTAGGCAAAACTGACACTGTCAGCCACGCCCACATAGTGGACATTATGCACACACCCCGAAAAACGCCGTCACCTAACCCCCAACAATAGGGGGTGAAGCTCAAACTACCGGCCTTCGGTAACACTCTTCATTTGTCAAACACTCGCAACACTCGCAAACTGACGCACTGCACCTCAGCACAGCGGCCAACGTTCCAACACATGGCGGCTTCGTTGTGCGCACACTCTGCGCACCACCTGACCATCTCAGGCCGGGCTATGCGACGCCTAGGCGTCTAACCGTCGCGGCTTCATTTGCCGGTTGCTGTCAATCGGTTGCGAGTGGCGTGATCTAGAGTGTCGCGCCAACCTCGCTAGGCTGACTGCCTAACCGGTTGATAGCTTCACTGTACATAATCAATTGGTTATAAGCAAATTGAGAAAACAGACCACGCCGAAACGTTGGAATAACGCCACTCTACCGGCGTGTCGAAACACAGTAAGAGGGTAAACAAAACGAAAAAAGAGACTGGATAGCACGAGAAAAAATAAAGTCAAGCAAGATACCAAAATACGGACAAAAATATTAGAGCGAGATAGATATAAATAATAAGGCATACGACACAATGACGCGCATACGTACAACTGTACGAACGAACGTTTGTGCTATCGAACGAACGTTCCAACCGGGGCCGGGGAAGGGTCCCCCGGGGTGGGACCTCAGGGCCGTCGGGTCAATGGTAGAAATAGTGCGCGCCGTCTGAAAAAGTCCGCGCATGAAACGTGACATGACAACGACGATGTTGCATCCACATTGAAATCGTCTTCAGCATACCATGCGACACGCCGTATTTTATGCCATTTTCCTTGCAACGTTGACGCAACGTTGGGTATGAGTATGCTGGCGCATGTCGGAATGAATTTTGGAGGACGCATGGCGTCATTGTGGGTGTCATTCCGGCAAGCGGTTCGGTGGTGCTCCTTGTCTCTTGGTTAAGGATTCCGACCGTTGGGACGTTCGTGTTCATAAGGAGCACCGCTAGGGGCAGTTGGCTGAGTCTGGTTTAAGGTAGTCGTCTCGAAAGCGACCGACTCTGACGGGTCCGGGAGTTCGAATCTCTCACTGTCCGCAGATGGCATCTTCCTAGGTAAGATGCGATTCGGTTTCAAGTCCAATGCGGGAGGCTTGTTGGTACCGCCGTTTGATCTCGCACATGGTTCCTATCGCTCTTGTGGGAGTGTTAGTCGCGCGTGGGTTTCTGGCTCTCTTGCCTATGCGTGGTGAGTTGCCGGTTCGAATCCGGCTGGGGACCCTTTGAGGGTGGATGAATCCCGGAATATAGTGTGTGTTTTTGGATTGTCCGTGAGATTGCGTCCATCCTCGTTTCTTGTGCCGGTCCCATCCGGTGTCGCCTATATGGCTGCGCCATTTGTTTTTTGGGGCTGACTTGCAATCCTGTTGGCACAGCCTTTTGGTTGTCGGGTTCGATTCCCGGGGTTTGCTCTTTTGCCTCGTTGTGCATAGCGGCGATTGCAGCGGTCTGTAAAACCGTGACTTTGATACGTCGGTGGTTCGAGTCCACCACGGGGCACTAGGTCTCATGGGGGTAGCTGCCTGTGTGACCGAAGGCATTGCTCGAACAGACAACATGGAACTTGTGGATGTCAAGAGGCTCCCTGCCTTAGTCAGGCGGTTGACGACCGAAGGGGAGGCACGGCCAAACGGGGCGCTAAACGACCACGTTCCTTGCCGTTGGTGGTAAAAGCCAGTCCACCATGCCGCTGTCATGCCAACTTGGACAATAACTAAGTTGGGTTTGGAATGTTGGCAGAGTGGTTTAATGCAACTGTCTCGAAAGCAGTCGCACTGTGAGGTGCCGGAGGTTCGAATCCTTCACATTCCGCGTTGGGGAAGTAGTACTACCCCCGAGGGCAAGTGCCTACCGCTGGTGTTGGCTTGTCTGGAGATGAAAGCGGCGGACGCTTCCGTTAACGGCGACTTGGTGGGGGTGGTCATGCTTCATGGGTGTGACCGTCCTCGCATATGGCATTGGTGCAACTGGTAGCATGGCGGTCTCCAAAACCGTTGATGTTGGTTCAAGTCCAACATGCTGTGCTCAGCCTACCCACAGGTTGTGGGAAAGGTCTTCGGAGTCGTCTTGCGGCGGCTCTAGTTTTAGCTGACCCGCCTAGTCTGCGGGAACAGTCTCCTGAGTCGTTGCGGCGGCTCTTGCTTTTGGATGCTTGGCAGAGTGGCTTATTGCACCACCTTGCTAAGGTGGCGACCGGGAACGGTCCGGGGGTTCGACTCCCTCAGCATCCGCGCGCCGTGGCTGGCGGTAAAAAGCCATTTTTTGCCATTGGATTTCCTTATGGCGGTTTGGGTTAGATGCCGGGCAATCCCCATGTTTTGTGGTGAGTGTGGCATGGGGATTGCCTGTTTTCTTTTGCTTTGGTGGCGGAATGGTAGACGCGGCGCACTCAAAATGCGTTGTCCTGTGACGTGAGGGTTCGATTCCCTCCTGAAGCACTGAGGAGTGGTGATGACCAACGATTGGAATAAGTCGCATCGCAAGGAACGGTTCAATCCTGGTTGGGAGCGGACGCGTCGTGAGGTGTTGGATTATTACGGGTGGCGTTGCCAGTATCCGGTGATCGGTGATGATGGCGTGTTGCGTCCGTGCGGCGCTCATGCGAATGAGGTCGATCATATCATTCGTGCCGAGGATGGTCGGCCTGATGATGATTCTTGGGATAATCTTCAGGTTCTTTGTCGTGCTCATCATTCTTATAAGACTGGTTTGGAGTCGGCTGACGCGCGGCGAAGGAAGAGGGTTGAGCGTGAGGAGGCTCGTTGGTACAGGCATCCCGCGTTCGGTTAGCTGAGGGTGAGTGCAGTGTGAATGGGTGTGATGGGCCTGTTCATGCTCATGGGATGTGTAGGTCTCATTATGATCGTTGGCGGCGTAGTGGCAGTGGTGCCCGTAAGCGTCGTATGAGTCGTGCGTGTCTGGCGTGTGGCTCTTTTTTTGAGACTGAGCGTCGGGACAAGGCTTTTTGTTCGGCTCGTTGCCGTAAGCGTTTCCAGCGTTTGAAGGCTGAGGGTGCGGCTCCCAATCGTACTCCGCAGCCGTTGAAGTCGGTGTTGTGGGAGCCTCGGTCGAATGCCCATGTCGGGCGGCGGGGGAGTGTTCCTACTGGTTTTTGGACTGCCGAGGACGAGTGGAACGCGTGTTCTCATACGTGTCCGGTTTGTGAGTTGCCGCTTGACCGGTCGGTTGATGTTTTGAGTGATGATTTTCCGGTTGGCGCTTGGCGTGTGCCGTTGGAGCAGGGTGGTGAAAACTCGTTGGCTAATCGGATTGTCGTTCATCGCAGGTGCGCGTAGTGCCGTAACGGGCTTCGCGCTTGTCGTCCCGTAATGGGGCTTTGCGGGGAGTGATGTTATGGGCAGGAAGACGAGTGATTCCGGTAACCAGGTTTTGGAGATTCCTGATGGGAAGTTGGGGCCTGATCTGCCTCCGGCTAACCAGATTTTCCCCAAGGGTGGGGAGTGGTTGCCGTTGGTTGCTCATTGGTATGAGGAGTATCGGCGTAGTCCGAATGCTTCGATGTTGCGTTCGGCTCCTTCCTGGATGGCTGTCCAGTTGGGTTTCGCGACGATCAATGAGATGCTTTCGACTCGTCGTTATGCGACGTTGATGCCGGTCGTGCGTCAGTTGTTTGACGAGTTGGGTTGGACTCCGGCTTCGATGCGTGCGTTGAAGTTCGATGTGCCGGAGGCTGACGACCATGCCGCTTCGGATGGTTCGAATCATGCTGTGATTCAGGATATCGATGCTTGGCGTCGCAAGATCGAGGCGGCTGGCTGACATGCATTTGATGATTCCTAACCTGACTTATGAGGATAGGCGTAGGAGTCTTGGACGTTTGGCGTTGTGGTGGGTTGAGACGTTCAGTCTCATAGGTCGCGGTGGTGCGACCGGTAAGCCTGTCACTCATAGTCCTGAGTATATCCAGTTCTATTTGAACGCCTATGCGTTGAAGCCGGATGGTCGGCGCAGGTTCAATCGTGTGAGCTTGTGGCGTCCGAAGGGTTGCAACAAGAGTGGCTTGGGTAATGATCTGGCCTTGTTCGAGGCTTTTGGCCCGTGTCGTTTCGACCATTGGGCTAAGCCGGGTGAGACGTATACGTTTCTTGGTCAGACTTACTATTATCTGCCGGGTGAGCCTGTTGGCCGTCCTGTCCAGCGTCCTGAGATTCTGTGTTTGGCTACGTCCGAGGACCAGTCGGGCAATATCTTCGATTCGATTTACTATAACTGCACTTCCGGCCCGTTGGCCCAGTTGCAGGGTTTCGGCATGGAGGTCACGAAGACCCGTATCGGCTTGCCGGAGGGCGGGGAGATCATTCCTACGACTTCCGGTGATGCGTCGAAGGATGGTGGTCTTGAGACTTTCGCGTTGATGGATGAGGTGCATCTGTATACGCTGCCGAAGCATCATTCGATGTATAAGACGGTTCAGCGTAATCTTCCGAAGCGTTCGTTGGATGCCGACCCTTGGGTGTTGGAGATGACGACGTATTTCCGTCCGGGTCAGAACAGTGTGGCGGAGAACACGTTGAAGATCGCGGAGGATATTCAGGCTGGCCGTTCCAAGCATTATAAGGGCTTGTATTTCGACTATCGGTATTCGACGCTTCCTATCGAGGATTTTCCTGATGAGAAGAAGCTTGAGCACGCGTTGTATGAGTCGTATGGTTCTGCCGCCCATTCGGATGATGGTAAGGATTACATCATTCTTCCTGATGGGCGTATCGAGGCCGTTGATGCCGATGGCTATTCGGTTGAGGGGTTCTCGCTTCGTGATGATGGCGTCGAGCCGGGACCGTCGAAGGATGGTTGGGTTGACATTCATGGTCTGATGGGGCAGATTTACCAGCCTGATTCGGACCCGAATGATTCGATTCGTTATTATTTGAACTCTCGTGCGTCGAGTGAGGATTCGTGGCTTACGGAGCCTGCGATCCAGTCGCATTTGGCTTACAGGGATTTGTATGGCCGTGCTGTCGGCTCGTCGTCTCGTTTGGATGGGGTCTGGAAGGATTTCATTGACGAGGATGAGGAGATCACGCTTGGGTTCGATGGTTCGATTCGTAATGATTCGACCGCGTTGGTTGGTTGTCGCGTGTCCGATGGTTTGCTGTTTCTTATCAAGTTGCAGCAGCGGCCTGATAATGCGGACCCTGATTGGCGTGTTGACCGTGATGGTTTCGATGCCGCCGTGCGTCGTATGTTCGAGAATTACAATGTCATCGGCTGTTTCGCCGATGCGCATTTCTTCGAGTCGATGATTGGCGGCTGGGAGGCTGAGTATGGGCGTGGCATGAAGGTGTTCGCCCGTGGACAGTCTTCGATGATGAAGTTTTGGACGAATAACTGGTCGCAGGATATGTATCGTGCGTTGCAGTGCGCGCATTCGTCGTTTGAGTATGCTCCCGAGCCTGTTGAGGAGGGGGAGCCTGACCCGAATAATATTCTTTTGTGTGCCGACCCGCGTCTTGTGTCGCATTTCCGTAACGCGAAGCGGCGTGAGAAGAGTTGGGGCTATCAGATTCATAAGGAGACGCCTAAGAGTCCGCACAAGATCGATGCGTGCATGGCTGGCGTTTTGGCTTATGCGGCGCGTGAGAAGTATTTGGGCCAGTTCGAGGATGAGACTCCGCAGCGGGTGATGCCGCAGCGGGTCTGGTGATTTTTGGAGTGTTCGTATGGCTTCCACATCTTCTAATATGCAAAGTCTTGTTACGGGTGATGACGAGCCTGATGGTGACGGTATGGCGTTGACGCGTCTTGCGACGCGTTTGCAGAATCGTATTCCTGACCTGTGTGTGTTGAAGACGTTTTATGACGGTCGCGAGACGGTTCCGTTGCAGTCCGTGCCGAAGGCGGCGACCACTACGGCCAGTGCCGTGTATAGGCGTTTTGTGGATATCTGCCCGTTGAATCTGGCCCATACGATTGCGGATGCGGTAATCACGTCGCAGCATCCTACCGGTTTTCGTCTTGTCGCCGATAAGACGATGCGGAGCACGGATGCGGATGACATGTGGGATAAGTGCGGCATGGATGTCCGCGCGTTGAACATGTTCATGGACGCGTCGATCTACGGTGCCGCGTATGCGATGGTTCTCGGCAAGGAGAATCCTTCGTATATCCAACGATTGAGTCCGTGGAGCACGGTTGTGTCCGACGACAAGGATTCGGCTGTGGTGTACGGGTGGTCCGAGGAAGAGCAGATCGAACGGTTGACGTTGTATCGCATCGTCCGTAATGATGACGGTGAGATTCAGAGCATCTATTCGCGTACCGCGAAGCATGAGGTCAAGTCGCGCACACTGCCTTCCGATTCGGTCGATGACGAGGATACCGTGTATGACCTTGCCAACGACGATTCGAAGAAGCGCCCGGAGTTCGAGGCGCAGTTCGAGTGGGAGGGCCAGTCTTCCGGGGATGATTGGAGTTTCGCTGAGAAGTGCGGGTGTCTTCCTATCGTCCAGTTGACCACTCCTAACGGCAAGGGCCAGTTCGAGGCTTCCTTGAAGACGTTGAGGTCCATCGACCAGCAGCGTTTTCAACGGTTCTGCATTCAGGAGATGCAGGCGTTCAAGCAGCGTTGGGTGTCCGGCGACATGCCTGAGTATTACCAGAAGAACGACCCTGCGGTCAAGGCCGGTAAGGCTCAGGCCGGTGACAAGATCGACTATTCGGAACTGTTCGAGATGGGTCCCGCCGCGTTGTGGCTGCTTCCCGCCGATGCGAAGATTGGCGAATCGTCCATTACGGATATCACGCCGATTGTGAATGCGGCCGCTTCCGATGTGAAGCTTCTGGCAGGTGCCACTGGCACTCCGTTGTCGATTCTTTCGCCTGATGTGGCTGGTTCCGCCGAGGGCGCGAAGCTGACGACTCGTATGCTGCGGTTGAAGGTCCGTGACATGAACATGAGGGCCAATGACGCTTTCGTGCTCCTATTGAAGATGGCGTTGACCGCTTCCGGCAGTAATGCGTCGGAGGAGCGTTTCGAGACGACTTGGGAGCCGTTGGAGCTTCCGTCCGAGTTGGAGCAGTGTCAGGCTGCGGCTCAGGTGAAGGGTGTTCTTCCTTTGAAGACCATCGCCCGTCGTTATCTGCATATGACCGAGACGGAGATCGCGGAGATGATTCAGGATGCCCAGGATACGAGTTTCCTGAATGCCATGGCGCAGCAGAACGCGGCTTTGGATTCGTCGGCGAAGCAGACTGATGCGACGATGAACGACTCGTATCTGGGTGACGGGTCCGGTTTGGATTCGTTCTCCACCGGCTCCGGTTTGGATTCGATGTCGTCCGATGGGTTGCCGTCAGATGATTCGTCCGACGTTATGGGGGTCTGATGGCCGATAGCGCGTTGGCTGCCGTTCAGGCGTTGGACGACCAGCGGGTGAAGCTGGTGGACGAGTTCGTCCGCAGGGCTTGGAACATGTGGCGTAGCCTGACTCCTTCCGACTGGTGGAATGATGCGGTGGCCGAGGGCGCTGCGGCTTATGTGACGCAGCAGCATATCGCGTTCGTGAAGGCGATGCGCCAGCAGGGCGTCTCGTATGCGGATACGATGCTTCGTTTGGCCGGTGTGAACGGTTTGGGTGAGATTCCCCAATATGAGGTCGTCCGTGCGAATACGGACCCGTGGCAGGTCGCCATGAGGGTCGCCGACACGTATCGTACTCAGGCTGTGAAGAATCCTGAGATTCGACCGGCGACGTGGGATGAGATTCTGAAGGACGCCGACCAGTCCGCAGCCGACCATGTTAAGGCTTGGCTGATGTCCGCGAAAATCCAGTTGGAGAACAATGCGGTCACTGACGGGTATGTGACGCAGAATCGTGCCATCCAGTCGCGTTACAGGAGTTCCGGTGTCGAACGTTACAGGCGTGTCATCCATCCTGAATTGTCGAAGACGGGTTCCTGTGGCCTGTGCGTCGTAGCCGCCACGAACACGTTCACGAGGGCTGATTTGATGCCCATGCACAATCGTTGCAAATGTACGGTGGCTCCAATCGTCGGTTCGAACGACCCCGGGTTGAAATTGAACTCGGATGATCTGATGACGATTTACAAGGCCGCTGGCAAAACGGCTGGCCGTGATTATTCCACGAACGCGACGGATTTGACGAAGCTTCGCGTGAAGGTCGTCAATAATAGCGAGCTTGGGCCTGTGCTGCTTCGCAAGGATGCTCCGGTGAACTCGAATGCGCCGGAATGGCGTTTGCCCGACATGAAGATGACCCACGCCCAGATGGAGCGCATGTTCGCCCGTGCGACCGAGTTCAACGCCCGATACAAGGAATTGCTGAATGGCGACAAGGATTCGGTTCAATTCCGTTTCGATGGGCGTTCGTATGAGTTCAAAAAGACAGTCCACACTAAACAGGCTTGGCAGTATGTGAGCAGCCTGTTGGCTTATTCTCGCGGTTTTTTGGGACTGGCCGCTTAAGTATTAAGGAGATTGGGTCTTATGGCCTCTCAGGATAATGAAGTCGAATCCGAAAAGGACAAGACTGTTGGACAGGCCGGAACGGTCGAGGATTCCGTGAAGGATGCTCAGACCACTCCGGTTGACGAACCCGCCGTCGAGCATGACGCTCCGGCTGATGATAAGGGTTCCGATGATTCTTCCAAGCCGTCCGATAATGACGAGCTTGCCAAATGGAAGGCTATGAGCCGTAAGAACGAGGACCGTGCTTCGGCCAACTATAAGGCTTTCCAGTCCGCTGATGCGGAGCTTAAGGCTGCGAAGACGCAGATTGCGCGTCTTGAGGTCAAGGCGAAGTATCCGCAGATCACGGACGCTGTTCTTTCCGACCTCTGCCCCGCAACGGAGCCGGAGGCCATCGCGTCGTGGGCTGAGAAGTATGCGGCGTACAACCCGATTGACACTTCCAAGGTGGAGAGGAAACCGCAGCAGACTGAGGATGCTTTGGCACGCAAGGTAGCCATGCAGGCCGAGTTCCCGTCCGGCACCTCGCATCCGAAACGTCAGCCGGGCGACGCTTACAAGCGTGTGATGGAACGTCAGAAGGCACGTAAGCGCAGCAAGTAGTTTCCTACTGATTCTTTGAAAGGATTGAGCGTATGACTCAAGAGATGGTTCATTCCTCCGGTATCGTCACCGTTGAGGAGGACAATTCCTGGCGTTATGGCGAGAAGAACACCAATGATTCGGTGTCCGTCACCATCGTGCCGGAATTGTTCAAGACCGCAGACAACAAGTATCTGACCGGTGTCGGCCCGAAGGCCACGACCGTTTACATTCGTTCCGGCATTCCGCTGGCGAAGATCACTTCCGGCGCGAACGTCGGCTCGTATGGTCCGTATGACAAGCAGGCCACCGATGGCCGACAGACCAAGATCGCCGGTCTGCTTGAATCCATGGTGTCCGTGAACATCAACCTGTCCGGCTGGGATTTGGACGACCCGACCGTGGGCATGACCTATCGTGGCGACATCGTGGCCTCGAATCTTCCGGTGAAGCCGGAGGCTGGTGCCGTGTGGGGCGGCGAGTTCTACGACGTTGAGGATGACGTTGTGAAGCCGTTGTCCGCTTCGGCCGGCGCGGCTGGCACTCCGGGTCCGGCTGGCAAGGATGGTGCGACCATCACCAAGATCGAATTGACTCAGGACCCGTCGTCCAAGGCCATCACCGCTGGCAAGGCCACTTTGTCCAACGGACAGACCGTGAACATCACGATTTCCTGATTGACGGTCACTTAACCTCTAAAAATTTTGTGAAACCCACCCATCGCGGTGGGTTTTTGCGTATCTAAGGAGTTTTTCTTGGCTATTGACAAGACCATCATCCCGCCGTCCGAGGCGACCGAGGTCGCTCAGGCGGGACATGATTACGTGAACGGCATCCTGCCGTTGTCGAATATTTTCCCGGTCACTTCCAATGGTGGTGATTGGACCGCTTCTTGGACCCCGGTCATTCCGAAGTCCAAGACCCGTGCGATGAAGCATCGTGCGTTGGACGCCGAGATCGGGCATACCAAGTCCGAGACCTCGACCGCCGAGATTCATGCCGGCCTGTTGCCGTTGTCCGGTATGGACCATATTTCCGAGCGTGATATCGCCAAGCATCAGGATGATACCGCATATATCCACGATCAGGCCGAGGCGAAGTTCGAGGCTCTGGGCCAGCAGGCCGGTGTGACCGAGGAGTTGGAGCGTTTGCAGTGCTTGGTGACCGGCAAGGTGGTCATCAAGGAGAACGGCGTCGATGTGACGTATTCGTTCAAGCGTCCGGGCAACCAGCAGGATGTGAAGCCTACCACCACTTGGGATAACGACAAGTCGAACCCGTGCGACGACATCGAAGCCTGGGTGAAGATCATGCGCAAGGCTTACGGTCGTAAGCCGCACGCGATCGCCACCACCGGTGTGGTCATCGATGCCATGCGTACCAACGAGTTCTTCCGTACGCAGGTGTCCGGCATGGATTTGGAGCATTCGAAGACCAAGCTGACCCGTCAGGATGTGTTGGACGTGCTTCGTATGCAGTCCGGCATCACCGACGTGCTTCTGGTCGATGAGGCTTACGAGGATTTGAAGCTCGACAACACCTTCGATATGGATGCCGATGTTTCCGCCGCGTTCCCGGACAAGACCTTCATCCTGCTTCCGTCGTTCAACGATTCGTCGTTGGGTGCCACCCTGTCCGGTCCTACCGCAGAGGCCCAGAACTCCGAGTACGAGATCAACAAGAGCGTGAACGATGGTCTCATCGGCGCCATGTTGTCGCATCAGGCTCCGTTGAACTACGACATTTGGGTCAACGGCAATTATCTGCCGATTCTGAAGGAGGCCGTCTCGACCTTCAAGGCGGACGTGTTGGGCAAGTAGCCTTCTTGAAGCTTAGGGGGTTTCGCTGATGTCGAATGGTGTTACCGATGCCGTCGATTGGGTGGAATGCTTGGAGCTTCATTGCCTTCCTGACGCGGATGTGTTGAAACGGTATCCGAACGCTTGGCTCACGTACATGTGCCATCGTGCGGAGACCGTCGCGTCCACTTCGAGTACGAATTGTGTTCCACGGTTGAAGTCCGGCGACCTTGATCTTGAGGATTACGAGTTCGTCATCTGTTCGATGGTGTGGCGTGTCATCCGCTATTCGGATATCAAGACCGAATCGAATGGAACGTACCAGTTCACTCGTTTCGACCCGCAGGATAATCCGCCCGGCAAGGATGCGTCTCCGAATCTGTATCTGTCGAAAAGGGAGAAGCAGATTCTGGATGGCTATGCGTCCGGGCGTGGTCCTATCGGCACTGTTGGCGTCGGTGTGAACCGTATTTATGGAATGTGATGCCTATGTCTCGTGAAACGTGGGATTTGGGTCATCCATACGATAAGTCGGGTTCCGACGTGGTTGCTGAGCATCCTTACGAGGATGTGCCGGTGCCTTGGGTGAAGCCTGATTCGATTCTGTATCGGGACAAGGTGATCGTCGTGCTGTATACGGTCCGTCGCGGGCCGCATGGGACGACGTATGTTCCCGGGAAGGCTTACTGGTGCTGGTGTTCCATCGAGGGACGCGAGCAGCAGGCTGGCATGTTTTCGATTTCCGGTGCCGAGGATAAGTCGCCGCAGACTTGGGGTGGTTTGCGTGAGGTCACGCCGTCTCAGGTCGTTGCCGTGGAATGGCATGGCGATATCCATACGGAGGTCTGGTATCAGGGCGACTGCTATGACGTTGACGGCGCTCCGACGTTCCGTCAGCATGGCGAGGTTCCCCACTATGAGATGCATATCCGGCGTAACGCCGACTATTCGCAGATTCCGGTGGGGTTGCGTCCGAAGCCTCCCGAACCGGACCCTGACGACCATGTGTGGGGTGAGGCCGATGGCAAGAGTTTTCATTGACCGTGACCTGAGCACGAAGGTGGCTGAATGGTTCGGTCCGCAGGCCACGTCGGAGAAGGCCGACGAGGTGCTTGCGGATGCGAGGATGCTCGCCGCCGCGCGTGCGGTTGGCCGTGACCCGGGTATTCCGGTCGCCAAGGATTTGAGTCTTGAGAAACGCTACCACGGCATCGACACGGATGTGTGTCTTGATGTCGAGGGTCGTGACGGGTCGAACGTGGCCGTCGAACACGAGTGGGGCGCTTGGAACGAGCAGCGTCACCGTTGGGTCGAGGGACATCATGTGATGCGTGACGCGGCCCGTATGAACGGTGGTGTCTGATGCCGCTGATTCAACCCGACTACGAGCGTTACCCGCAGGAACGTCCGATGGTCGATTTCGATTCGCTCGTGTACACGCTTCTCACGGCTGGGTTCACCGGCAACCCGGACTGGCCCGACGTGCATGTGCTCAACGAGATCGATGTCGATGTGGACACTTGGGCGTCGTTCTCGAACATCGTGCTGTTCCATACGAACGCGCCGACCATGGCGACCGGCAATCATTCGACCGGCGTGTGGGATTGCGACATCGACATCATCGTCGCCACGAACGATGCGGACCATTCCTTCCGCTTGGCGCAGGAAGTGTACCAGCAGATCATGCAATGGCCGCGTTACGGGCGTACCGATTCGGGTCGTGTCATTCGGATTGTGGGCAATCCCGGTTTCGGCAAAAGCGCTGGCGGCAAGCAGGCCACCGGCAAGAAGGTGAAGCAGTATTCCGCTTCCTCGTTCACCGTCCGCGCGGAGGATTCGCTTCGCGCCGGATGATTTTCCGTTTTCTGTTTTTCGTTTTCAAGCCTCGCCTCGTGCGGGGCTTTTTTTATAAGGAGATATGAGATGGCGTTTAATGATGACGCGACTCTGATTGCCACTTACGGCACTTTGTTCTACGCTCCGGTCGGCACTCCGCTGCCGAAGGATGGTGCCAAGGCGTTCAAGCTGAACGCTGACACCGTGAAGGTGGACACCGCCGCTTCCGTCACACCGGGCGCCAATCAGGTGTGGACCAATCTGGGGCATACTTCCGCCGACAACAAGATTTCGTTCTCGTTCGACGGCGGCGACGCGACCACGCATAATTCGTGGGCGCGTAAGAACCTGCGTACCACCTACGCCGATTCGACGTGCACCATCACCGCGAAGTCGTTGCAGTTGGATGGCGACACTCTGAAGCTGATCTACAACGGCACCGACGAGGATGGCGGCGTTGGTGTGGACATCACCAAGAAGCCACAGACGTTCAGCCTGTTCCTGTTGGCTCAGGAGTCCGCCGACGATGATTCGGATATCCGTTTCGGCGCTTTGTTCCGCAAGGTTTCTGTGACCTTCGATGGTGGTCCTGATTTCTCGGGCGATGATTTCGTGGAGCAGGGCATGACCGGCGAGGTCGAGTCCGTCGCCGGCAAGAAGCCGATTGTGTTCTTCGAGGCTTCGAAGATGAATCAGTCCTGATTCGGACTGTTCCAGTCTTCGTATTGACGCCGGACCCCTGTTTCTCCTATCCGGGGGTTCCGGTCTTTTCCCGTTCTTCATTGACGGAAGATAGGAGATTTTCAACGCTTTTCAGATAGGAGAAAACATGGTTGACGAGACTGTTGAAGAGAACACCGCTGCGGAAGCCGACGAGTTCCGCATCCCTGAGACGTGGGCGGAGACGCGCGAGAACGCGCCGCTGTTCTCGC